GTCTTGGCATGTTCATGATAGTCATCAGACGTTTCCCCTGTTTAATGCGCTCTCGAATAGATTGCACTTTACCAGGATCATGAAACGAACATTCCTCAGTACCAACTTCCCAAGACACTACTTCCACTTCACGCTTCGTCCTGGCAAGGGCATCGTCCTCTGCGTTAAAATAAGAGGACAACCGATACATGTGGGGTTGGCCGTTGACACGGTTTCGTTTTACAAGTTCAGTGAGATGGGTAAATCCAGTATCCTTGAACACTTTCTCATTGTTTTGGTGCTTTTCGTTCAACACGACAAGTTCACCCAACATCTGAACAACAGACATCCAAGGCCCAACGGGACCTTCTTCACTCAAAACATCACGGGTTCTAACTTCAAGGTAGGCAAATTCCTGCAACTCTTCGCTAGTCATTTTCTCCAGACATAACCGTTTGTTGACAAAATAGCCATTCTTGGCGCGCGCTTCCAACAACAAATGGCGGCGACGACGAATCGCTTCAGCACTAATGACAGTTTTGGGTGATGGATATAGCATATTAGTGGTTGACACAACCACAGTAGATGTGAAACGAGTCCCTTTCACCCCAATAGAAGGATTATCCAGGGTAGCCATATTTGCAACAAGAGCCGTGGTACCAATAAAACGAACCAATTCGATTGCATCATCACCACTTGTAAGTTGATGAATATCATCCATAATCATAACTGGTTGCTGCATATAGCCATCCATAAAAGTACTACCAGGAGTGTATGAGTAAACGCGCATATTATCAGGCAACGGAACTCCCAATGAATCAACCTCAGGCGCTAATACTCGCGCTATGGCATTAGCCAAATGAGACTTTCCAATGCCTGGCTTACCATACACACTCACGTGGAACGGTTCCGTGCGAGGGCCCAAACCACGCGCCTCAATAACTTGATTCGCTAATCGCGTTATTTTGCCAAAGCTTTCACGAAAAGTGCCTAACACCACACTATTCATACGTGCCGCATCACTAAAACGCTGAAAGTACATATGTCCTTGCGCAGCCAATTCTTCCACTAGACGTTGATCTTCGGTATTTCGCAAAATAGTGACAATACGCGTGTCCACTG